GAGTTCGTGGTGATCGAGGCGTTTCGGGAGGCGGGGAAGACCACCAAGGCGGAGGAGCACCTGATTCTGGGGGGCTGCTTTGGGAATTACCACTATGGGCTGATCATCGGTGAGACCTACGAGAAGGCGTGCGAGCGCTTGGGCTCAATTGCGCATGAGTGCCTGACCAACACCGCGCTGCATGAAGTGTTCGGCGGTCCGGTGCTGGCGAAGCGCAGTATCGAGAACAAGGTGTGGTTCCGCTCGGGGACGCTGCTGCAGGCGTGGGGGTGGGATCAGGAGCTGCAGAGCTTCAAGTGGCTCACCTGGCGGCCGGATTTTGCGTTCCTGGATGACGTGGAGAACCCGGAGCGGGTCCGGGATCGGGCCGCGGTCAACGCCTCGATGACCAAGCTGCACAACGATTTGATCCCGGCGATGGACAAGGAGCGGAGGAAGGTGGTGATCAGCCAGACCCGGCGGGCGGAGGACTGCATGGTGACCCGCTTCGCCGGCAACCCGGACTGGCTCTACCGCGGCTACCCGATCTGCAACGGCGACCCGGAGGATGAGCGCACGGTGGCGACCTGGCCGCAACGCTACCCGATGGAGTGGGTCAGAGCGGAGAAGCGAAGATTCGAGCGCGCCGGGATGCTATCGTCCTTCCTGCAAAGCTACATGCTGCAGGCGTCGAGTGCGGAGGGGAAGCCGTTCAAGGAGGACATGCTGCAGGCGCTCGATGTTTCCCCGTGGCACTGGATGCCGCGGTTCGCCATTTACGATCCGTCGAGGAGCACGCGTGAAAAACGGGTACGTCGACAAGGAGTGGATGAGGTCAAATCTGACCGTACTGGAAAGGTTGTCGTTTCGCGTTTGGGCAGTCAAATTCTGGTTCATGAAAGTTCGGGTAATTATTGGGCCCCCAACGAGCTTGTTGCCGATCTTTTTTCGACTCAGGCGAATCACCGCCCGGCTAAGATCGGCATTGAAAAGAACTCCCTAGACGATTGGCTGTTGCAGCCGATCCGCTTGGAGATGCTCCGGCGCGGCATCCCGCTCCCCTTGCAGACCTTGAACGCCCCGCAGGACAGGAGCAAGGACGAGTTCATCCTGGGGCTGCAGCCCTTCGCCACCGCCAAGGACATCGTGCTGGTCGGGGGGAAGCTCGCCCACCCGCAACTGGTGGCCGAGTGGTGCAATTTCCCTTCGGGCACCCGCGACGTGATGAACGCGCTGGCGTATGCTCTGAAAATGTTCACCGGGAGCCCGCTCTATGAAGACTTTGGTGGCGCGAACCTTGGCGAAGCGCCGAGCCCGCGAGCGGGTGAGGAAGTCATCGTCGGCTGGCAAGCCAATCCCGCCGAAGTTGTCGCCGTGGCCTGTATCCGGGAAGGTCGAAGACTATGCGTGGCTGGAGATTGGTCTGCAACCGGTGCTCTTGCGGACGCCGTAAAAACGATCGCCTTTGAGCTTCGTGCTTCCTTCCCCCGCGCCAGCCTGCAATGCTGGGTGCCCGCCGACACCTTCGATCAGTGGCAGCGCATCGCTCTCGTTCCGGCACTGCGGGCCGAGCACCTGACCCCCTACCGCGGCGAGCATGTGGCGCTGGCCCGCGGCTGCCTCGCCGAGCGCATCCGCACCGTCTGGCACAATGCCCGCCTGCTCACCGTCGACAAGCGGGCGGCGCTCACCTTGAACGCCATCTCCACCGGCTACGCCCTCACCGCCGAGAAGGGCGGGCGCCAGAGCCAGGAGCCGGAACCCGGGCTCTCCCGGCTCGCGGCCGAAGCGCTGGAATGCGCGGTCATGGCGCTGGACCGCCAGGAGTCCGCCACCGTCATGCCCAAAGGGGCCAACATCGCCTACAGCCCCTCGGGCATCCCCTATGTCTCGGCGAACCCACGCGCCCGCGTTTGACATTGGTATGAGCACGGTCTAATGTGAGCGGGCACTAACCTTTCGAGGAGCCCGGTCATGGCCGTTTCCCGTTCGATCCAGAAGAAATCCCCGTCGCAGGCCCCGAAGGACTTCTTCGAGTGCAAGCAAAGCGGGGGCACCCACGGCGGCACCGCGATCCAGCCCGACAAGAGTGCGAGCGGGCCGATGCGCGAGAAGATCTACGGGCGCAAGAACCTCGGGAAGTAGCATGTCCGATCCCTATGCCGTGTCTCTGGACGTGCCCGATGCGGTGCGAGAGATGCTGACGGCCCCGCCTGATCCGCGCTTCATCGAGTTCGTTCGGCTATGGCAGGAAGATCGCGAACGGTGCGTCTTTGAAACCCTCAATTCTGCCTGCGAGGTCCGCTATGGCAAAACGCCGCATGAAAACGAAGAAGCTGACCCTCGCCAAGCCGACCACGGCCTTCAACCGGGGGCCAAAGAAGCCGGAAAAAGACGATAGACCTGGCCCGATGCAGGGCGGCCGGCAGCCGGGTGGCCTAGCCAAGAAAGGCCACGGCAAGAAATTGCGCGGCGTGATGATCTGATCATGGCGGAAAAGAAGAAGCCCGGCGATCTGTCGCATCTTGGCCGTCACGATCCGGTAGCGCGCGAGGCGTCCGCCTTTCCCTATTTGCGGCAAGCCTACGGCAAGCGTACCGAGTCTGAGGTCAAGGGCGCGGAGAAGGGATACAGCGAAGCAGTGCGCCGCGAATACCGGCAGTCCGAAGATGAAGGCGCGTACCTGAAGCGCGTCAAACACCACAAGAACTGATGTGGCCGTCGACACGCCCAAGAAGGGCCGCGGGTACAAGCCGAAAGAGGGCAAGGACCGCGAGCTAGAGTCGGCCTCCGCCGACTCCAAGGCCGACCCGATCGAGAATTGGGCCGACCAGCAGGACTCCCCGGCCTACGAAGCCGCGCTCAAGCTCTACAAGCTCGTCCAGAAGGCGTTCGACAACAAGGACGAGCAGTACGATCGCATCGAAGAATATCGCAATATTTATAATGCGATAACCGACGCCAACCAGCAGTACATCGGCAATTCCTCCGGCTATCAGCCCATCGTTCGCGGGGCCGTCAATGCCAGGGCCAAGCGGGCGCTGAAGCAACTTTTTCCGAGTAACCACAAACATGTGGAAGCCGTCGCCTCCGACAGCAAGACCCCGTATACCCAGCTTTCGCTGCTGGAGCACTACATCCGCAAGACGAGCTTGAAATCGATCATCCGCACCGACCTGATCGCGGGCGACGTGACCGGGCAATGGAACCTGATGGTCGACTGGACCTCCTCGACCTTCAACATCAAGAAGCTGGTCAAGCGCAATCCGCTGCTGCAGCAGATCGACGGCGAATCGGTCGAGGACTTGGAGATCGAAGATCCCACCGCCGACGAGGAAGAGGACACCGAAGAGGAGACCATCGAGGAGCAGGGGCCGGAGGTGATCGACTTCGCCACCGAAGACCTCGCGGTGGTCCCGCCCACTTGCACCAACCTGCAGCGGGCGAAGGCGGTTAGCATCAAGCTCAGGATGAGCGCGGAGAAGGTGCGCGAACTGGTCGACGAAGGTGTGTTCATCCTGCCGCCCAACACCGACATCGAGGAGTTCTGCAAGCCCGATCAGAGCCGGGATCGCAAGAACCCGCAGAAGAAGGCCACCGGCGATGCCGGGATCAAGACCGAAGGCACCAACAAGCACGCCGTCATCTATCAGGTCTACAGCCGGCTCGACTTGGGCGGCGAAACGAAAGACGACGCCATCATCTACTACGCCGGCCCGACCGAGATCGTCGGCATCATCAAGAACCCGCTGTGGAGTGGCAAGCGGCCGATCTTGAGCAAGCCGGTGGAGCGGATGCAGGGCAGCTTCTTCGGGTCAAGCCTGATCGAGCCGGTCAAGTTCCTGCAGTGGCAGATGAACGACTTCTGGAACATGGGCATGGACTCGGCCATGTACAGCCTGCAGCCGATCTTCACCATCGACCCGCTCAAGTGCCCGCAGTGGATGAACCTGACGATGGGCCTGGCCGCGATGTGGCCGGTCGATCCCAACAGTGTGAAGCCGCTGCAGCAGGGGCAGTTGTGGAAGGACGCCGCGGCGGTGTGCGATGTCATCAAGCGGCAGATTTGGGAAAGCATGGATGTCAACGAGATGATGATGGGGAGGATGCCCGCCGGGAGGAAGAACAATCAGTTGATGGGCGCGATGAGCCAGGAGCAGCAGGTCAATATCACTGATCACGCCTCGCGCTACGAGGAGGAGATGCTCAATCCCTTGCTCGAACTCCTGTTCGAGTTCGACCAGCAGTACCGAACCAAAGACCTGATGATCGAGACCCGGGGCGAGATCGGGGCCAAGGCGGCGCTCGAAATCATTCCGCCGCAGCAATGGGGGGAACGTTACTTCTTCCGCTGGACCGGCACCGAGTTCATGCTCTCGATCCAGCGCGGCCAGCAGCAGATCGCGCTCATGAACGTGTTGAAGGGCATCCCGCCGGCACAGTTGAACGGGCGCACCTTCGACGCCACCCCGATCCTCGAATCGCTGGTCGAGAACCTGTTTGGCCCCGAGATGGCGCCACGCATCCTCGTCGACAAGCGCAACAGTTATCGCATTGACCCGGACATCGAGAACGAGATGCTGGCGAACGGGTTCGAAGTGCAGGTCCACGAGGCCGACGACGATCCGATGCACCTGCAAGCCCACATGCGCGGGGCGAGCCTTGCGTCCGATCCTCTCGGTCTGTTCAAGTCGCACATGGGTATGCACATGGCGCAGATGCAGCGAAAGCGCGAGATGGAGATGATGCAGCAAGCTCCGAAAGGAGTGCCCGGCGGCCCGGGCGGAGCCGGCCCCGGCGTTGCCGGCGGACCGAAGCCCGGCGCCATGTCCGCCCCAGGCGGACCACGACCCGCCCAGAACCCTGCGGGCGCGATTCCCCAGGATTCCATGCTCGGCGCCCCGGGAAGAGGCTGATGCCCTTCGGTCCATTGCCGGCGCGCTTCGACTTCAATCGCGGGGTCGATGCGACCGTCGCCTACGACCTTAACTGGCTGCTCAATGGCATGGGCGGCGGCAGCGGCGGCTCCGGCATGATGCCCTATCTCATTCCGGTGGGCGAGACCTTCACCGTGCCCATCAACAAGCAGGGACTCTTCGCGCTCACCATCGACGTGCAGGGCACGCTGGTGGTCGATGGCCTCGTCATTCAGGTCGATTGAGATGTCCGGCATCACGCTGACCGAAGTCAACCCGACGACCATCCCCGCACCCCCGGCGGGCAAGGACACGATCTTCGCCGACAGCACGGCGAGCCCGCCGGCTCCCGCCTACAAGGACAGCGGCGGGGTGACCCATACATTGGTCGGCCCTCAAGGCGCAACGGGCGCCCAAGGTGCGACTGGCGCGCAAGGAGCCACCGGAGCGGCGTCTACGGTACCGGGACCGACCGGGCCGCAGGGGGCTGCCGGAGCGCAAGGCCCGACCGGGGCAACAGGAGCGCAAGGTGATACTGGCCCCACCGGTGCGCAAGGCGCAACCGGCGCCACAGGGGCGCAGGGGGCTACGGGGGCGACCGGAGCGCAAGGTGCTACAGGCGCCCAAGGAGCTACCGGAGCAGCGAGCAGCGGCGGCTGGGTATTGCTGGAGCAGCACACCGCCAGCAGCAGCGCGAGCATCGACTTCACCTCGATCAGCAGCACCTACGACACCTACGTGTTCGAGGTGCTGAACACTTCGCCGTCGAGCAATGGCGATTCGCTGTTGTTGCGTGCCGGAACCGGAGCGGGTCCTTCGTGGGACGCTGGGGGCAACTACACCAACACCAATTGGCAGACCAATCAAGCCGGCGGCAGCGCCGTAGGCGGCGGCGCGGGCGCAACCTCGATTACGCTCGGCGCTTCGCTGGGCGGCCCGCCGGCCGCAACCAGCGGGCAGGTGATCATGCACGCGCAGCAGAACGGCGTGCTCTATCCCGAGTTCACCTATCACTTCACCGGCCTGCAGTCGAGTGGCAACTTCCACCAGTTGATCGGCGGCGGGGTCTACGTCAACGCCACCAACATCACCGGGGTGCGCTTCATCATGAGCGGCACCAGCACCATCACCGCCGGCATCTTCCGTATGTACGGGGTGCCGAAATGAACTGCCACGGCATTCCGCTGCGCCACGACCCGACCGTGCATCTCGCGCAGGCCCACGGCTTCGGCTTGAAGCGCGGCTGGATCGGCGTGAGCCACGACTTCTTCAAGTTGCCGGCGCGTGAGCAGCGGGCGATCGAGCTCCATGAGGAAGCCCATCTTCGCCATCACCACTTCGCCAAGCGCCTCGCCTTCTTGCCGCTGTACTGGACCCCGTGGGGCTTGCAACTGGCGATCGCGCAGGAGCTCGAAGCCGACGCTTTTTGTGCGCGGGCTGGATTCGGCGCAGAATTGCTCGCAGTCATCCGCCGCTACCCCTCCGGCCACTTCTATCCCGACAAGCCCCGGCGCATCGCCGCGCTCGAACAACTGATCGCCGCCTCATGATCATCCGCTTCCCCCCCGGCATGAGGGCCGACGCCAGCAGCGAGTTCACGCTGCAGGGCTTGATGAGCAACGCCAACGCCTACGCCGAGGAATGGGTGGGGGTCGATTCGACCCCGACCAGCGTCTTCCTCGGCACCGACGCCATCACCCTCACCACCAATCAGGTGATGGCGAAGAACGTGATCCTGTTGGCCGGGGCAGTCAATTCTCCCTTCATCGTCTTCCTGCCGCCCACGTCCAAGATCCTCGACGCCCTCGGACCGACGGTATCGCGCGACGGCAGCTTCTGGTTCGACTTCTACATCGCCAACCAGTTGACCGGACGTGATGCCGTGCTCGCCCCGGGCGACACCGATACGACGGTCGACAGCAACAACAACTTCATCTTGAACGGCCACTTCAACAAGTGGATGGTCAACGTCGTCCCGCAGTCCGATCCAGCGCTGCCGCTGCAACTCAACTTCCATTCGGTGTTCAGCGCGACGACCGGCGGGGCGAGTAACCTGACCGTTACCGATGGCGTTACCAGCGTTCCCAATGTCACCACCATTGATCTTACTTCGGGCGCGACGGTCAGCAACGCCGGGGGCGGAACGGCGGATGTGGCGATCATTACCGATCAGCCCACGGTCGATTTGACCGGCAACGTCGCCACCGAGATCAGCCTCGGCCAACATGTGTTCTACCGCTTCCTCTCCGGCGACATGGTGCTGACCGCCCCGACCTGGGCGGCGGCGGCGCCGACTAACGCCACGCCGTTCGAGGGCTATACGATTCTCTTCATCTTCGAGCAGGACGTGACCGGCGCGCACAACGTCACCCCGCCGTCGAACTTCGCCTTCCCCGACGGCTTTCCGGCGGCGATTGCCCCCGGCAGCAAAGCCTTCACCGTCTGGACCGGCGTCTACTACGGCTCCATCGGCGCGGGCACGACTCCGCTCAACGGCTGGCTGTGCGCGGTTGCCACCCAGTTCGCGGCCCGATGAATGATCATTCCGGTCTCCTACTGGTGGAAGCCTACCGCCGGGGCCGCTTGTGCGTGGGACCCGAACAATCAGACCAGTCCCACGGTCTCGCCGATGACGCTTACCAATGCCAACCGCACCGCGCGCAGCAATGCCACCTCCGGCATCGCCACCCCGCAGGTCATCCTCTGCACGGTCGGGCACAGCACCGGCAAGTGGTACTACGAACTGATCGACGAAGCAATGACCGTAGGGGTCTCGACCGGACCGGCGTTCGGCATCGCCAACACCGTCGCCGACGTGGGGCTGTTCTCCACCGGCATTTACGTCACAACCAGCGAGGACCAGTTGTGGGTCAACGGTGGCGTGCCCTTCACCGGCGGGGTGCCGTGGATGGTGGGCGAGCATGCGGGGGTGGCGGTGGATCTAGACGCCCATAAGTGCTGGCTCGCGCACAACAATGTCTGGTATCTGGGCGGCGACCCGGCGACCGGCGCCAACTCGCTCGGGGCGTGGAGCGGGCTTTCCTTCCCGGCGCAGCGGGTGGCCGGTGGACAAGGCGTGCAAAAAGGCACATTGTGCCCGACAACTCCAACTTTTCTGTATACCCCGCCGACCGGCTTTGCGCCGTGGTGCAGCGGCAGCTAGGAGAATGATCATGAAACGCGGCGAGGAAGTCGTCACCGGATCACGGCAACAACTGGGCTATCAGCAGATCGCCAACGCGACGCTGGCGAATGCGACCAGCCTTACCCTGCCTACCCCGCCCGCGGGGGCTTATACCCTCTACGCCGTGATTCAGGCCAACGGCGGCGTGATCCGCTGGCGCGATGACGGCACCGCCCCGACCGCCACGGTGGGGATGGTGATCCCGAGCGGGGGCGAGTTGCGCTACGCCGCGGACTTGACCAAGCTGCAACTGATCGACGGCGGCGGCGGGACGCCGATTGCCGACATCAGCTATTACTACTAGGGCACGCTCATGGCCGCCGAAATCAGCACCGAAGTCCCTGGCAGCGGCGCGCAAGGCGCAGCGGGAGCCACCGGACCGACCGGACCCACTGGTCCCACCGGGCCAACGGGAGCCGCCGGAGCTACCGGTCCCACGGGCGCTACTGGCCCGACGGGACCGCAAGGCGACACCGGCGCTACGGGTCCGCAAGGGGCTACGGGACCGCAAGGCTCCACCACCCTCACCGTCACCGACGGCGCCAGCACCTACACCGGCATCGGCGTCATCGGCTTCCCCGCCGGGACGGTGAGCCAGCCGGGGGTGGGGCAGGTCGATGTGTCGGGCTGGGCGCTGCAAACCATCGACCACACCAGCGGCGGCTGGACGCCTACCGGCGGCACCTGGACCTTCGTTGCCGGCGTCATCAGCCAGACCAATGCCACGGCGGGCGTGCTGCTGATCTACAACACGCCGCTGCCCTCGCGCGGCTTCACCTTGGAGTGCGAAGTCAAGATCCCTACCGGACAGGATGCAGGGACCGTTGCCGTCGCCGTGATAATAGCCGGCGATACTCAGGACACCAAGACGACGCTGGATTTCGACGGCAGCATCGTCACTGGGGTTGGCCTTGGCGGTACGGTTTATGGTTCTGTTGCCGGCGACCCGCCAGCGGTTGACATGAGCACGCTTGTCGACGGTAACCTGTCCCCGAAAACCCTCGACACGGTGATTCCATTCCCCGGATTCACACTCGACGCTTGGCACAAGATGCGCTTCCAAGTTAACGGAACATTTCAGGAAGCTACCGCCGACGGGGCTTACCTGTTTGCTTCCGGTCGGGTTACCGGCGGCAATCCGATTGCCGGACCTAGCGGCACCATTGATCAGTTCTGGCTCGGGGCGCAAGGACTGATCAGCTTTCGCAACATCAAAGTCTGGACGCTCCCCGGACCAGCATGATCAATCTAAGGAAAACAATGAAAATCCTGCTCGCCATCACGCTCAGCCTGCTCTCAACCTTCGCCTTCGCCCAACCGCCCGCCCTTGGTGCCGATTGCGGCGCCGGCGCTACCATCAGCGGTAGCATCCACGCCGGCAAAGTCACGCTCGGGACGGGTGTGGATCAGTCCGACACCTGCACGCTCACCTGGGCGGCGCAACCGAAAGCGCCCTCCTGCGCGGCGGGCGTGGAAGCCGTGAGCGACGGCACCGGCAACGCCGGCCCGCGCACGACCACCACGACGACGACCACGCTCGTCATCGCCTTCGATGACAAGGGCCACGGCTACTTCGAGCCGGGCTATGTCGTGAGCTATCTCTGTGTGGCGCCATGACCGACGCCGAGCGCGCCTACGTCGCTAACCTTCAGCGCGACATCATCCTCGCGGAGAAGCGCATCAAGGCGCTGGAGGCTAAGGTCAACCAGCACACCACCGTGCTCAACAATTTGTCGATGCAGCACGAGGCGATGCGCCACGGCGTCTTTGGCGACGAGGGCCTGACCGCGCACTGACTCTTTTTTGTCCATCGTAAAAGTGAGCACTCACTGTCGCCGAAATGCACGATTTGACACGCTCGCCATTGTGGTATCACACTAGCCGCACTCCCCAAGGAGGATGTCCATGAAACTGCGCCAGTATCTCTCCCTGCCCGTCGTAGGTGTCCCGGGCGCCAACGCTGGCCTCGTCTTCGCCGGCAACCTCCCCGACAACGCAAGCCTCGTCACCGCGCTCAACCAGCTCTACCAGAACGCGCAATACGCCGGCGGCGGGGTCAACTTCTCGACTTCCTCGGCGACCTCGGCCACCCTGACGGCACTCGGCAATTACCTCTACCAGTTCACCGCCGGGTCGGCCACGACCCTGACGCTCGACTACGCCTACAACATCGTCAACGCCCTGCCGCAGCCGGTGTTCAACGGCCAGAAGTTCCAGTTCCAAATCCAGACCAACGCCGCCACCACCATCGCCACCCCGACGCTGTCAAGCTCTTCGGGCGGGGTGACGCTGGCCGGCGGGTCGACCGCGGTGCTGGCCGCCTCGAGCCGCTGGTATCAGGGCCAAATCACGCAGTTGACCTCGACTTCGGGCATCGCCACCACGGCGGGCACCACCTTCGTCTCGCTGACCCGGGTTGGCTCGACCAACGCCTTCACGCTGGTGCTGGGAACGAATGCCATTGTCCCGGTCGAGGGCCAGGTGGTGTTCCTGAATGTCACCGCCGGGACGCTGCCCTCGGGCTGGTACCCGATCGCCAAGGTCACCTCGGCGACCTCGATGGTGATCATGACCCCGAACAGCCAGGTCTGGACGATGACCGCCGGCACCATCGGCACCTCCACCGCCGCTCCGGCCACTTTCAGCCCGCTGGTGACCATCACCGGCCTATGGGCGCTGGTCGTCAGCACGGCGTCGGTCTGACATGCTGACTCCGATCCCGGCCGGTATCGTCCCGGAAAAGGCGGCGCTCTACGCCTACTTCGCGCTGCTGTCGAACGCCAACAGCTATTGCGGGCAGATGGTCGATGTCACCACCGCCGGCACCAACTCGACCCTGACCGCGGCGCAGGCCATCGCCCGCGTGGTGCATCTCTTGGCCGGAGCCTCCGGCGGCTTCACCGTGACCCTGCCGGCGACGAGTGTGATCATCAGTGCGCTCGGTCCCACCATCCCCACCGATGGGACGTACGGCCAGCCGTTCTCGATTCTCAACGACGGTGTAGGCCAGACCGGAACCCTCACCGCCGGGGATGCGAGCACCACCATCACCGGGACGGCTACCGCCTTGACCGACACCCGGCGCGACTTCTTCCTGACGGTTACGAGCCCCACGACCATCACGATTCAGAACATGGGGAGCGCGGCGATATGAACCGACTCCTGCGTTACCTGTTCCTCGGCGTGGTCGAGGGCGAACCGGAACCGGCCGCACCGGAACCGACGGCTGAGCCGGGCGATGATCTATTCGGTGATGATGGCACCCTGCTCGACGCCGCAGAGGAAGGCGGCGGCACTCCCGCAGCGGAGCCGGAGGAAACGCCCGCGCTCAAGGAAGCCAAGCGCCGGGCGGACGAGGCCGAAGCACGGGCCAACGACGAGAGGAGCCGCCGCGAGGCGCTGGAACGCGCCGCGCCCGCTCCCACTCCGCAACGCGACCCCGACTTCGAGCGCGAGGAAATGGAGTTGCGGCAAGCCCGCGAGGGCGGCGCGACGCCGGAGCAGATCGCGTGGCTGCAATGGAAGATCGACAGCAACCGCAAGATCAGGACCACCGAGAGAAGCGCCGGATCGGCGCTGCAGGAAGCCCGCGACTTGGCCGACCGCACCGCCTTCGAGCGCTTGGAGATCACCCATCCCAAGGTCTACCAGCGCTACGCGAGCCGCGTGGACGCCGCCGTGGCCGACATGCGCGCCAAGGGCCAGCAAGTCCCGCCGCGCGCGGCCATCCTGCGGCTGATGATCGGCGACGATCTGCTTGCGGGCAAGGTCGCGCCGAAGAAAAAGGCGGCACCCGTGGAACGGGGACGGACACCGGGCATCCGGTCGGACGTTCGCGGCAACGGCAAGGGCAGCATGACGGAGCACGAAAAGCGCAAGGCACGGCTGCAAAACGTCAGAATCTAACGGAGCACACATGAACAAGTTTTGGCACTCCCTCTCTGCTTTTCTGACGCTGGGGGTCGTGAATCTCAGCACCTCCGACAATCTGCAAGCCGACATCGTCCCCTACATCCAGGAGGAGGTCGAGCCGCTGGCACGACGGCAACTGGTGGCCTACCAGTTCGGCAAGCCCCTGCATCTGGACGTGAATCGGGGACTGACCTACACCGCCACCCGGTTCGAGCGCCTGCCGCTCCCCTTCGCCCCGCTGCAGGAGGGGGTCGCCCCGGCGGGTGAAGCGATCAGCATCGTGCAGGTCTCTGCGACCGCCCAGCAGTGGGGCGACAGCGTGACGCTGACCGATGTGGCGAACATCACCGTGTTCCATCCCCCGTTCCAGCAGGCGATTCAGCTCATCAGCCTGCAGATGCCGGAAACGCTGGAACGCAACACCTTGAACACCCTGATCGCCGCCAATCAAGTGAACTTTGCGAATGGCAGAGCCAACCGGGCGGCGCTGGTCGCAACCGATGTCATGACCCCGCACGAAGCGAACAAGATCTGGGCCTCGCTCGTCGGCTACGGCGCCCCGCGCTTCAACGGCGACGAGCGCGAGGACATGATGCTCGAAGCCGGCAGCTATCGCGACCCCTCGAAGTCGCCCGCCGTGATGCAGCACTACGTCGCTCTCATCAGCCCGTTCCCGGCGCAGGACATGCGCGAATCGAGCCAGGTCAACACCGCTTGGGCATTCTCGGACGTGAACCGGCTCTACAACAACGAGCTGGGCGCCTGGGGCGGTTTCCGCTGGTGCGAAACCAACATGATGCCGTACTGGACCGGCGTAGCGCTGGTCACGGGGACGCCATCCGCAACCGGCGGCAACCTCGGCACGTCCTCGACCTACAACATCCAGGTGACGGCGGCGCCGTTCCAGACCTCGGTCGAGCAGAAGATCTATCAGGTCTCCGGCAACATCAGCGTCACCGGCCCCAACGGCAGCATCAGCGTCACCCTGCCGACCCTGCCGGGCTACGTCTTCAACGTCTACATCGGCACTACCGCCAGCCCGCAGAATCTCGCCCTCTCCGCCTCCGGTCCCACCACCGGACCCCTGGCGGGACAGGCGACGCAATTGGCCTCGGGTTCCACCGTCGTGCTGACCGGGATCGGTGTTGCCCAGACCCCTCCGGCAGCGCCAGCAACCGGCGTTACCGTGTTCCCGACGCTCTTCATCGGCAACCACAGCTACGGCCAGGTTTTGCTCGAGAACCCGGAATTCTTCTACCTCACGGGTGCTGACAAGAGCGACAAATTGAACCAGACTCGAGTAGTCTCGTGGAAAATGTTTTACGGTAGCATCCTGTTAAATCAGGCGTTTTTGGCTCGGGTCGAGTCAAGCTCTGCCTTCGCGCCGGGCTACAGTGCCGGCACGATGGCCGACGCGTCCTAGTCTCCTGTCCGCCGCCCCTCTCTCGGCGGGCTTGCCGCAAGGCCGCCTGACCCTGGCGCACAGGGTCGCTTTTTCAGGAGCGATAGATGCCGTTCACCGACGAACAACGCGCCAAGGCCCTCGCCTCGCGCAAGCGTAACCGCGCGCTCAGGAAAGCCGTGGCCGAGGGCACCGTGCACGCCGAACTGGTCGACGCTGCCGGGGCGAGCCCGCGGGAGAAGGAACTGCTCGAGCGCATCGCCAACCTGCAATCGCAACTCGGGGTCGCCAACGCCGCTAGGAGCGAAGCCGAGCAGGCGGCGATCACCGCGGCCTCGGACCTCTTCAGCGACGCCGAGGAGAAGGCCACCGGCAAGAAGGTGAAGGTGAAGCGCCTGGATTGCTACAAGGAAGTCGGGTTCAAGGACGATGGCCGGCCCATCCTCAAGCCGGTGTTCAAGACGGTGGAACTCCCCACCTACGCCTACCGCATCAACATGCCGCCAGTGGGCGGGGTCGCGATCAAGATCAACGGCGATCTGGAGCTCTATCACGGCGCGACCTATGTCCTCGACCTCGACACTCTGAGGACGGTGAAGTCGATCGTCGGCAACCTCTGGGCGCACGAGCGCCAGATCCACGGCACCGACGAGAACGCCTATCGCAAGCCCACCCATCGGGTGTTCTCGATGCGGGGTGGCGCATGAACGAGGAGGGCCAACGCCTCGCCGCCGGCAACTTCACCCTCACTGGAGTCCTCGCCGAGGGCAAGCGCCAGATCGCCATGACCGGCTACGTCTACAGCGACGATACGCCCGAGGAGATCAACGCCCGCCTCGACCGCTTTCAGGACGCCATCGACCGCCAAGTGCTGCGCGCGGAGATGAAGGTCAAGGAGGACGAGATCAAGAGGAATGAGGCAGGGATCGAGCAATTGGCGCAGCACTACGAGATGCTGACCCGGCGCAAGCAGACGGGCAAGAAGCTCACCAGTCAGGAAATTGACCAGCTCGACAAGTACGAATCGTCGACGGAATTCCTGCGCCGGTCCAATGCGGCCGCCCGCGCGGCGATTGCGGATGCCAAGAAGCGGCTCAATGGAGCGGCTTGATGCAAGCGGCAGCCATCTGCCTGCTCGCCTCGCGCATTGCCAAGGGCGGCACCGGGATGGTCGGCATCGCCGGGCAGATGCTCAACCTCGCGCTGGAGGATCTGGTCCTCAACCGTGATCTGAAAGTCAATCGGATCACCCAGATCATCACCGTAGGCCCCGGCACCTACGGTCCGTTCGCGCTGGAAGCCGATTACCTGCGCACCTACGATCTGTTCTACCCGATGCCCGCCAGCGGCGGGGGAACGTCGAGCGGCATTACCATCTTCCTCGACCCGATTACGATGGAGCAGTTCGACGCCGAGTTCAAGTCGCCGAGCGTGTCGAACTACCCCTACGAGTACGCCACCGACACCTCGGATCAGGCGCAGACGCTCGTCAACGGTGTGGTGACCTCGGCGGGCGGGCTCTTCATCTATCCGCAGTCGAGCGGCAGCATCGCCATCACCCATCGCTACATGCGTAACCGCGACCCCATCCTCAATCCGCAAACCTCGGCGGTGGCACCGTGGTTCGCCTTCACTGACTATCTGGTGCAGGCCACGGCCGGGCGGATGATGGGCGTCACGGGGGATGATCGGCACGATGCCTACATGGCGCAGGCTGAGCAGATGCTGCGGCCCTATCTCATCATGGGTTCGAACGATGAGCAGCAGGCGGTTCACAATGTCAGATTGGATCCGCGCCATTGGAGAACATCGCGCGGCGCCAAGCCTGTGAAAAGTTACCCTTACTGATGGCCGCATGGCGATCCCCAACTCCTCGCCGATGCGGTTTACGCCTCGTGGCCTCGTCGATGCTTTTGATGCTACCGACCGCTTCCCCGGTGCCTGCCAGACCCTTGCCAACCTGATCTTCGATCAGAGCAACCCGGAACTGGTGATCAGCCGGCCCGGCGTAACGTCGATCATCGACTTCGCCCAGAACGGGTTCGCAAGCCCCGGCTTCATCAGCATCCAAGCCGGCATCGGCAGCCGCGTCTACGGCATGGTTGCCACGGCGTTGACGCCCGGCTTCGATCAGCCGTTCTGCTTCGATACCGCGACGGGGGCATTCGTGGCGATCTCCGGGGTAACCTCGGGCAACGTGCCGGCGAGTCCGGCGACGCAAGGCGACTGGACGCCCCCAACGCTCGCCAACATCGGGACGATGATCGTCATCACCCACCCCGGATTCAGCGGTACCGGCGCCAACTTCTTCGGCGTGATCGACATCACCAATCCGGCGGCGCCGGTATGGACCAGTGCGAACACCGTGACCAATCCGCTGCCCGCGGTGCCAGTCGCCGTGGCGAACTTCAACAATCGCGCCTATTTCGCCGTGGCGGGGAATCAGCTCTGGTACACCGATGTCCTTACCAACCCACTGACGGTGACCAATGCCACGCAGTTCCTCACCTTGGGCGACGCCAGCCCGATCAATGCGCTCGCCGGCCTGCCGCTGCAGACCACGTCCTCAGGCGTGATCCAGGCGCTCACCGTGTTCAAGCAGAACCAGGTCTGGCAGGTCACCGGCGACACCGTGACCTTCAACTTGAGCGAGAACTATGTTTCGTTGACGATAGGGACCAACGCCCCGCGCAGCGTCGCCCAGAGTCCGTACGGCCTCTACTTCGGCAGCAGCGGCGGGCCGTACTTCATCGACCTGCTGGGCAGTCTGCGGCCGTTGACCCACAGCCTGCAGGAACTGGAGCCCGACGTGCAGGCGCCATTCGAGAATGCAGTCACCCCGACTCGCTGGGCGGCGGCTTACAACTCGACCGTGTATCGGGTCTGCGGCAGCACGATCATCAGGGGTCGGCAGGCCACGAATGATTACTGGTTCGACGAGCACAAGCGGCGCTGGAACGGCCCCCACACCTTCCAGTACGACTGCGCCTCGGACTTGGCTGGCTACTTCGTGCTGTCCAGCGCCAATGTGCCGGGGCAACTGATCCAATCCTTCACCCAGCACAACCCGACGTTCGTCGCCGCGGATTTGGGCACGGCGACCTTCGCCACGCTGCTGTCCTCGACCTTTCCCAAGGCCGACCCGATGAGCATGAAGCAGGTGGCCGAGAGCCAGATCGAGCTGGCCGCCTCGGGCGGGGACATCACTTACACGCTGGTGGCGCAGGACGAGCAGGGCAACACGCTGGAACAGGCGACGATGATCATTCGCGGCGAGACCGGCAACCTGTGGGGCTCGCCGCCGGTCGGCTCGGGCCTGCTGTGGGGCTCGCACACGACGCTGTGGGGCTCGGTCGCCCAGGGCGGTAGCGGGGCTGTCTGGGGAAATCCCTGCGTGTTCTGGACCCAGGCGGCCGGCTCGGGTGCATTGTGGGGCGAAGGGGCGCAGAATATCCCCCATACCTACCCCGTGCCGTGGCCCGCCCCCCTGGTGTTCGAGAAGATGCAACTGCAAGTCACCGCCCAAGCCAGTGCTCAGGTCTCGATCGGCACCTTCTACGCCCGCTACCAACGTACCGGTTATATGACCCTCGGAACCTTTGCGGAGCCTGCCCCATGCGTCGTCTGAAACAGTTCCTGAGCCTGGGCGTGATCATTCCGCCGCTGCCGTTCAACATTCAGGACGGGCAGGTGATCGACGCGGTGCCGGTGATGGCCGACTTCAACCATATTGTCGCCAACGTCAACGCCAATGCCGGGGCGATCACCAACGCCAATTCGATCCCCACCTTCTGCGGCACTGCTGGGGGCAGCGCCAACGCCATCACCCTCACCCCCAACCCGGCGATCAGCGCCTACCTCGCCGGGCAGCGATTCAGCTTCGTCGCCGGCGCAACCAACACCGCCGCGGTGACGGTGGCGACCAGCGGCCTCGCCACGCGCAACCTCACCTATGCCGATGGCAGCGCTCTTTCGGGCAACGAGATCCTGTCGGGGGGGGTGTACGACATCGAGGACAATGGTTCGCGCTACAACCTGCTCAATTCGGCGCAGGGCAGCGCGATCCTCTCCTGGACGCCGACCATCACCTTCGGCGGGGCCGGGACCGGCATCACCTACGCCACCCAGACCGGCAAAGCGTTCAAGCTGGGACGGATCGTGTTCTTCGCCTTCTTCGTGCAGTTGACGAGCAAGGGCTCGGCTACCGGCACCATGCTGGTCAACGGCTTGCCGTATACCATCAACTCCGGCTGGGGTGGCAACAACGGTGGCCCGGCGTTCGTCGAGAATGTGACCTTCACCGGCTATCCGCTGGTGTTCTACAACCTCGGGGCGACCACGATGGGCATTCTCGACATCGTCAGCGGCGGCGCTTCGGTCGCCATCACCGACGCCGAATGCACCAACACCAGCAAGTTCGCCGGTTCCATGTTCTATACCGACTGATGCACAACCTTCCGCACGTCGTCAAGACAGACTTCTACGGTCAGCCGAAGAACGTGGCGGTGGTGGAGCCGTTCGTGCTCGATGCGATGGCGCGCAAGAAGCTGGTGCAACTGGAGCAGGCGGTGGGCCGGCTGCCGCAGTTCGAGTGTCCGTTGAAGCACTACTTCGCCGACGGTCTCTACGTGCGCGAGATTTTCATCCCGGCGGGCGTGGTGCTGGTGGGCTACATCCACATGCAGGACTGCGTGACGACCGTTTCTCAAGGCATCATCGCCATCAATGACGGCAGCGGGCCGCCGGTGCTGGTGCGCGCTCCGTTCACCAGGGCGGTGCCCAAGGGCTCGAAGAAGGCGGGCTACGCGCTCGCCGACACCATCTGGTGCGATGCCTACGTCAACCCCGACAACGAGCGCGACATCGCCAAATTGGAAGCGCGGTTGACTGCCAATACGCACGAGGAGTTCCTGTTGCGCAGTCAGCCCCAGTTGGGAGTGAAGCCATGAGCCTTGCCACGGTGGCGGCGGTGGTCGGCATCGGCGCCGGCGCCAATTCTATCTACCAGTCCACCCGCAATCGCGGCGGTGGAGGAGGTGGAGGTGGAGGCGGCGCCTCCGCCGTTTACCAGCCGCAGGGTCAGGGCACTATTGATCAGGACTGGCTCAAGATATTCCAGCAATATCTCGATCAGGGCGGCGATCTGCAAAAGCTGATGCAGATCTTTGTCCCGATACTGCAACAACAGGCTGGAGTCAGTGCCGGCGCGCAGAAGGACTTGATGGGGGCCGGCGGTCAGTTGTGGCAGACCGCGCAAGACCCACAAAACGCATTGCGCGACAAGCTCCAGCAACAGGTCACCGACGCCTCGCGTGCCGGCACCTCCGCCCGCGGCATCGGCATGGGCGGCGAGGCGGCGGGGATTGAGAATCAGGACGTGCAGAATTTCCTGCTCAACTGGGAAAATATGAAGCTCGGGCGCGAGGCCACGGGCTTGCAGGGCATGACCGGCGCTTATAACGAAGCTGGGCGGCAAGGGCAGGGCGTGGGACAGAACCTCACCGGTGCGGCGACGATGCAGACGTTGCCGATGCAGCAATTGCTGGCCGCTCTCGGGGCCGGAGGCAACTATCTTGGCATCGGTCAGAGTGCAAGCAACATCGGCTTCGGTCAGCAGCAGACCGGGCTCAACAATCTGACGACGGGACTCGGGCAATTGTCGAACCTGTACCGGCCGCAGCAGATCGACTATTCCGGCTACGCTACCGGCCCCGGGGCGCCGCAAACCGGAGGCCCCGGCGGCGGGTACTGATCATGCCGAATTACGAAGGCGGCTACACCAGCGCGGTCAACGCCCAATCGCGGCGCGCGGTCGAGGACGCCCAGATCAAGGACATGATGGCGGCCATCGCCGCGCAGCAATGGCGCCAGCAGCAGTTCGAGCAGACGCAAGCGCAGGCCAAGATGCTCGACGCGGCCAAGGTCGACGCCGCCCGGCAGTTGCAAGCCCCGCCCGCGCCGCAACCGATGGCTCCCGGCCAGCCTTCGGTTCCCATGCAACCGCCGCCGGGTCCGCCTCAAGGCCAGCCGCCGGGCATGGGCGGCGGCACGCCGGCGCTGCTGCAAGCCTTGCTCCAAGGCGGAATGGCTCCCGGTGGCGGTGGCGGAGCGCCGCCGACCCCGCCCGGTGGAGGCGGTGCTGCAATGCCGCCGCCGGGGCCACCCACTGCCGGTCCCTCGCCTAGTGCCGCACCGCCCGTGCCGCAGGGCTTCACCCCCATCGCCGGCGGACAGTTCTCGCCGCCCATCGGCGGTCCGGCTCCCGCGGGACAGGGCAACGCCATCGGGGCGCCGCCGCCTCTGCCGGGCGAAGAAGGCCCGATCCTGCCGCCCAAGCTGCAGACGATGGAATCCGCACTCAAGATCGTCGACAAGATCAACGTGCCCGACAACGTGAAGGGGCAGTTGCTCGACCATCTTGCCGAGCAGATGGACAAGCAGAACAAGATCGCGCTGCAAAAGTACCGCGACGATGCGGCGGTGAAGGAAGCGGCGACCCGCGCCGCTGCCGAGAAGCGTCGGGAGTTGGAGGAGCAGCGCAAGATCGCAACGACTAAGGACGAGATCAAGGTCGGCAGCGAGATCGTGACGCGCCAATACAGCCCCAAGACCGGACAGATGGAAATGATCGCCCGCGCGCCGAATGCAGCGCTGTTGCGCGCGCAGGCGGTGGGCGCGGCCGGACAAGGCGGCTACAGCTCGCAGTACGAAAAGCTCGATCCGAAGCAGCAGGCGACGGTCGACTGGTACGCTACCATGCAACTCGCCGGCGACAACACCTGGCGGGTCGGCCTCTCGCGCACCCGTGGCGGTTCGGAGCTCATCAAGGCGGTCGACGAGCGCGTTCCCGACCGGGCGCAGGAGCTTGGCCTCACCGCCGCCGACATCGGCACCAACAAGGCGATCCGGGTATCGACTCAGGCCGCGCTCACCCAGAATACCAAGGACTTGGCGATGCTGCAGCCCTACGTCGCCATGCTCGACCAGAACGCAGAGATCACCAAGAAGCTCGCGCAGAAGGCGATCGCCACCCATGCCGCGCTCGCCAACAAGCCTCTGAACTGGCTGCGGGTCAATGCCGCCGATAGCCCCGACGTAGCCGAGTATCTGGCGCAGATCGAGATCGTCAAGAACGAAGCGACGCGGGTCATCAGCAACCCGCGGCTCGTCGGCCAGATGACCGACACCGCCCGGCAGGAGATCGAAACCGTCATCAACGGTTCGATGCCGATGAACGCCACCGAGCGCGTGCTCGACCGGATCAAGAACGACGGCGAGCGCCGTATCGGCACCATGCAGGCGCAGCAGCAGCAGTTGCAGGCCACGCTCAAAGAGATGTTCCCCACCGGGTCCGGGACCAGCGGCGGGGCGGCGGGAATGCCCAAGCCGGGCGAAGTGCGCAAGGGCTATCGGTTCAAGGGCGGCGATCCGGCCAAGCAGGAGAGTTGGGAGAAGGTGTCTTGAATGGCTGGGCCGTGGGAAGACTTCGCCCCGCAAGCCGCACCGGCTGAAGGTAAGCCGTGGGAGGACTTCGCGCCGCCCAAGGCAGCAGCACCCGCTCCCGCCGCGCCAAAGCCGCCCGCGGGCAAGGAGCCCGGCATCATGGAGAGCGTGGCCTCGGGCATCGCCGAGCCGATCATGGCGATGGGCAGTGGCATGTTCGCCAAGCCGGTGTCGGATGTCGCGGGCCTGACTCAATTGCTGATGCAGGGCGCGCGCCGCGCCGGGGTGCCGGGGATCGAAGAGCGCGACCCGCTCACGGTCAAGCAGGACGTGCAGCGGGCATTTACCTATGAACCGCGCACCGCTGCCGGCAAGGCGACGACCGAGTACAACCCGTTGGCGCTGATTAGCAAGGGTGTGGGCGCGGTCGGCAGCGGAGCGCGTGAATTGATCGCGCCGCCCAAGACCGCCGGCCCGGTGCGGAGCGCGGTTGGTGCGGGCGTCGAGGAAGCGATCAGCCAGATTCCCGGCTTGCTCGGGGCCAAGGCGGGCAAGAGTGTTGCCGAAGGACTCCCCGCCAAGCAGGCGGCGCTCGATGTAGAGAAGAGCCTTGCGGCGCCCAAGGATGCGATCCGCAATGCGGCGCAGCAGGCGGGCTACATCACGCCCCCGGAAACGGGCGTCAAGGCGGCGCTCTCGGGGCTGGCCGGCAAGGCGCGGGCCGAGAAAGACCTGTCCGCGATCAACGCGCCGGTGGCGAGTCGGCGCTTCGCCCAGGAGGTCGGCATCGGCGAGGACGTGCCGCTCACCCACGAGAACGTGCAGAACAGGATCAGGGAAGCCTATGCCGGCTGGGACAACATGGTGCAAGCGGTCGGGCCGCGTCTGGAACTGACCAAGGACTACCAGCAGGCGTTGAGCGGTACGCTCGCCAAGATCAACGAGAAACTGGGTGAGAACCGCGAACTCAATGCCGACTTGATCCCGGCGCAGCGGCTCCTGATGAGCTACCTCAAGAAGTTCGAGGCTCCGAAGGCCCCGCCGCCCGGTACGGGCGCCCCGCCGATCTTCGGCACGCTGGAGAAGACCGCCGGCGAGCAACCGGGGCCGGCCATTGCCCGCACGCTCGAGCAGGCCGCCGCCGGCACGCCGGGCGAGCATGGCTTCGGAACGGTGCTGCCGGCACGGGCGACGCCGGTGCCGACCCCGCCGAACCTGACCATGCCGACCAAGCAGGCGGTGGCCGACATCAGCAAACTGCGCGAGCAGGCGTCGCAGCACTTCCGCGCCGGCGACAACGGCATCGCCTTTGCCAAGCAGGGCATCGCCGATCAGCTCGAGGGGCTGTTCGAGCAGAACCTCGCCAAGACGGGGCAGCAGGCGCTCGTGGACAAGTTCCGCGCCGACCGCGTGCTGCAGGCGAAGCTCCACTTCATCGACCGGGTGGTGGACGACGCCGGTCAGGTCAATCTCGCCAAGGTCGCGAGCCTTGCCGACACCAAGGCGTACAGCAAGGCGCTCACCGGCGAGTTGAAGCTCGCCGCCGACTTCGCCCGCACTTGGCGCAAGGCCGCGCAGCGTCCGACCGGAGAGGCTGCGCCCCGGTTCAGCGTGTTCGATGGCATGTTCGCGGTGGGTGCGCTCACTGCCGGCCATCCGTGGGCGGCCGCGGTCGAACTGGGCGGGCGCTACGGCATTCCCATCGCCGCCGAGCGCGGCCTGATGCAGAACCGCACGCCATCGTATCGCGCCGGCGGGCAGGCTCTGGTGCCGGGGCTGCCGCTCGCGGGATTCGCGTCGGACCCGCGCCAGTTGCAGAACGCCCCGCAATGAAGGTACTGCTCGCCCTCGCGGTGCTGGCGGTCGGCGGATTCTGGCTCTTCGGCGTTCACAGCCTGATCGTCGATACCGCGGCGGGGCTGCTCGCGGCCTACTTCATCTCCAAGCACGAGCGGGCATGAGCAAGCGCCTGCTCATCGTGGACATCGGCTCCAACGCCCTCGACTTCGCCATGCGGGCGATGGATTGGGGCTGGGAAGTCATGTACTACGACCAGCCGCGGAAGAACGGCTCCCGCCGCATGGCCGGCAAGGGCATCGTGCCGAAGCTCATCGACTACAACCTCTTGCGCACCAAGTACATCGACTGGTCGGATTTGGTGTTTACCCCGGACAACGCCCACTACACGGAGATGCTGGAGCCGTTCCGGCAGAAAGGCTATCCCATCTTCGCCCCCTCGCCCGCCGCGGCCGATCTGGAACTGAACCGGCGCAAGGGCCAGGAGGCGATGAAGGCGGCCGGGATGAAGATCGTCCCCAGCGTCACCTTCGACGACTACGACGCGGCCGCGAAGTTCGTGGAGAAGCATCCGACCTACCTCGTCAGCAAGCCTTCGGGCGACGCCGACAAGGCGCTCTCCTACGTCGCCGACGATGCGGCGAGCCTCATTCACATGCTGCTCGACCGCTGGAAGAAGAACGAGAAGTACCGGCGCGACGCGAAGCAGCACGGCTTCATCCTGCAAGAGAAGAAGAGCGGCTGCGAGATGGCGGTCGGCGGCTGGTTCGGCCCCGGCGGCTGGTCGCGGTGGAAGTACGAGAACGCAGAAAACAAGAAGTTGATGAACGGCGACCTCGGACCCAACACCGGCGAGATGGGCACGCTCTCCATGTACGTCCGGGAATCGAAGCTCTTCGATGTCGCCTTGAAGCCACTGACCAAGATCCTCAAGCAACTGGAGTATGTCGGCTATGTCGACAACAACGGCATGGTCGACGAGGACGGGCAATTCTGGCCGTTCGAGCTCACCATGCGCCCGCCGTGGCCGGGCTTCTACAACCTGACCGCTACCCATGTCGGCGATCCGGCGCAGTGGATGGTCGATCTCCTGAACGGCGAGGACACGCTGCAGGTCAAGGAGAACGTCTGCTGCGTGAGTGTGGTCATCGCCATTCCCGACTTCCCTTACTCGCACCTCACCAACAAGGAAGTCTCCGGTATCCCGGTCTACAACTGTGGCGACCGCGAGCATGTTCACCTCACCGAGATCAAGCTGGGGGACAACGTGCCGGTGCAGATCGGGGACACGGTGGTGAGGATGCCGCACTACGTCACCGCGGGCGATTACGTCTGTGTCGTTACCGGAACCGGCGACACCATTGCCGGGGCGCGGCGATCGGCCTACGCGGCAGTGAAGAAGATCAGGATGCCGGCGAGCCCGTTCTATCGCACCGACATCGGCGCTGGCCGGATGATCAAGGGTCTGCCGCTGCTGCAGAAGCACGGCTTCGCCACCAACTTTCGTTTCATGTGAAACATCATGGAGAACGACCATGCCGACAGGAAGCAAAGTGGACCGTTGCTACCAAAGTTTACGTCGAAAAGGTTCAAGCAAGAGCAAATCGGCAAGAGTGTGCCAAGCGTCGACCGGCCAAGCGCTGGCGACGGGCAAGCCCCCAAAGAGCCGAAGAAAAGGCTCCGCCCGCGGCGCAGCTTCAGTCACGAAAAGGCGATCAAGATCCTGAGTCTGCAGGTGCGCAGCAAGATCCACGAGCAAGCGCTGCCGGAGAACATCCGCGAGGCGCTCGATGCCTCGGGCTGGGATCTCACACTCGCCTCGCGGGTGCTCAACATGTCCGTGGCGAAGCTCGACGACGCGCTGCGGCAGGTGAAGATCATTCCGCGGGCGTTGAAGGAGCTGAAGCGCCTGCCGCGGCTCTCCAAGGAATACGCCCGACTGTCGATGGAGCAGGTTGAGCAGGACATCCTGCGGCGCAACGTCATGTACCGTTCGGACTCGCTCGACGCGATCCACGAGCTCGCCATGATGCCGCTCTCCGACCAGTCGGGGCTGATGCAGGTCAAGCTCGCCGCCGCCAGCCGGCTCTATCAGGAGACAGGTGACCACACCGTCGGCAGCGAGATCGACGTGACGCTGCGCGCCTTGAACGACGCCTACCACCAGAACGCCCCGCGCATCAAGAGCATCCGCGAGCGCACCATCGAGTTCGAGCCGGAGCCGAAACTCGTTTCGGATCAATGAGCCGTGTGGAACCGCTCACCATGACCACCATCGCCGCCGCCGTGGACGTGCAGCTCGTCATCCAAGCGTTGACCTGGGCCATCGGCATCGTCGGCGGGGCGCTGGTGGCGTGTCTGATCTGGTTCGCGATGCGAGTGATCCACCAGTTGGACCGGGTGGAAATGGCAGTGGCCGAGAACATGCACAAGCTCGACATCCGCCTCACCCGGCTGGAAGTGTGGCGCGAGGCGATGATCCAGGCCCACAACGAGCGGCAGATGTTGAAAGATGCGCAGATCGCGGCGGTGCGCAATCCCACCCTTGGCGAAGACGATTAAATGACCATGATCCCTCGCGGCATCCGCGACAACAATCCCGGAAACATCTGGCGCACCGACATCGACTGGCTGGGCGAGTTGCAGGGGGGCGACCCAAATTTCGAGACCTTCGACACGCCAGAGCATGGTATCCGGGCGCTGGGCAAAGTGCTGCAAAGCTATCAGGTCCGTCACCTGATCCGCAGTGTGCGCGCCGCCATCGAGCGCTACGCCCCGGAGCCGTCCAACAACACCGCCGCCTATGTGCAGGACGTGTGCGCCCGCACCGGCTTTGCGCCAGATCAAAGAATCAACTTCTTCGACCCGGAGACACTGGAGAAAGTGGTCAAGGCGATCATCTGGCATGAGAACGGCGAGCAGCCCTACGCCGAGGCGGTGATCAAGCGGGCGTTGGCTTGACTGCTACCATGATAGGAGTATCGTTGGTAGATGCCTACTGTCGTGCGTGCCGTGCATTGCCGCCGTTGTGATCATCACTGGTTGCCGCGGGTAAAGAATCCAGTCCGATGCCCAGCCTGCAAATCCCCGTTCTGGCGCAAGCCGCGAGTGCTGCGTAAATGATGGAGACCGAAGATTTGTTGCGGGAACTGCTCTGCAAATTGCTGTGCCCGCCGAAACCCAAACAGAAGCCAGCGGTGATTTGGACGCTGACGCTCTGCGGTAGCAAACTCACCTTTCAAGGAGATTGGAAAATGGCTCTGCTTCCCGATGACAAGACTCTGCCCGCGAGCGTGACCTTTCTCGACGCCAAGGGCAAGAAAGCGCCGGTCGACGGCGTTCCGGTGTGGGCCTCGGACAACGAGGATGTGGCTACAGTTGCTGCTGCGGCCGACGGCATGAGCGCGGTGGTGACGCCGGGGCCGCTGACCGGGCCGGAACCGTGGATGGCGAACATCACCGTCACCGCCGACGCCGACCTGGGTGCGGGCATGACCCCGATCATCGGCACCGGCAGCGTAACCGTGACCGGCGGGACGGCGACCGTCGTCAACATCGACTTCGGCACGCCGCAGTAATGCGCCTCGTCTTCGCGCTGGCGCTCGCCGTCGCGCTCGGGACCGGCTGCGCCTCGATGTACGGCGGGATGAGCGCCGAGCAGATCAACGCGGCGGCCAAGGACAAGTCGGCCACAGCGGTATGCTCCAAGATCATCGGGGCGGGATTCAGCGCCGAGACCTATGTGATCGCGCTCGACAACAAGGTGATTCACAACGGTTCGGTGTCCGTGGGCGAGAAGTGCGCTCTCAATGTTACCGATGAGGCGACGGTCAAGGTGCCGGTGGTCGCCCCCGCTTCGGTCGCGCTGTCGCTGGACAGCAACGGTAATTGCGTCAGGACCGTGTTCGACGCCGGCGGGCACCCGACCGGATCGTCGACGGTCGATAGGGCACGCTGCCAGTGATTCAATCGTCACCCGCCCCAACGACGAAAACCCTCGCCGCGGGCATTGCCGGGGCGGTGACGATGATCGTAGTCTGGGCGGTGAAGACCTGGGGCAAGGTGGACATTCCGCCGGAGATTGCCGTTGCCATCTCGACCGTGATCAGCTTCGGGGCGAGCTACTTCACCCCACCGCAGGAGAGCGACATTATCGTGCGGGGGCCGGAATGACCCTGCCTGTGCTGACCCGCCTCGTCAACGCCGCGTTCCCGGCGCTCAACGCCGCCGGGGGCGAAGGACCGGGCAAGATCACCGCCGCGCAGGCGCAGGAATTGGCCGAGGCTATCGCTGCCGCCAAGGCATGGCTCGCGCAACAGGAGAAGGCATGACCGATACCAAAATTACCCTATCGCCCGGCGACTCGGTTCTGGTGACTGCGGTCAGCGGACCCGTCCCGCCAATCCCTCCCACGCCTCCGGTCGGCAGCGTGTTCATCGGCCATATCGACGCTGACGGTGCCCGCCATGCGGCAACCGGCGTTACTCCGGCGACGACCTTCATCTACTGCACCTTCACCGTCCCGACCGGCGCCAACGGCAAGCAGATGCAGATCAGCACCTACAACACGACAGGGCCAGCGATCTGGAGGAAGGTCAACCTCGCGCGACAGCCGGGCGATTTCACGGCGCTGCCAAACGGCTCCGATCAGGGTGGCACGCCCAGCCTGCACATGGCAATCGGGACGCCACAGGTGGGCTGCGTGACGGTGCAAGCGGGCGAGGTCTGGGTACTCAACATCCGCGACCAGAGCTTCAACGGAGCCATTTCGTGCAGTCTCGGTCAGGACTGCAACCCAACCGTGGCACTGTTCCCGCCGTCATGACCACGACCGAAATCACCGTCAATCCTGGAGATACCGTCATTGTCCACGGTGCGGCCGCGCAGCCGCAGCCCCCGCAGCCACCGACCACGCGCGAGCTCTACGCGGGCTACTTCCTGACCGACATGGCGCAGCCGTCACAGACGGTCGACCACTGCAACCTGCAGATGACCAACGGCGGCGGGGATTGGAATACCGCGGCCGGGCGCAAGGCGATCATCGACTCCACGCTGCAGCAGGTCGCCGAAGCGCGTCGGGTCGGGTTCAAGCACGTTATCCTCGATTCGGCCTTCTGCGGCTTCTCGACCTCCGGGGCGCGCAAGTTCTACCGCGGCCACGTCGAGGCCCAGACCAACCTCGAGCAATTCTACCTTGCGCTGGAGCAGGCGAACATGCTGGACCTCGTCACGGCGCTGTACGCGATTGATGAACCGGAAAGAAACTCCATGGTGCCGACCGAGGACGTGACCAACTGGACGCAGGATCTGAACAACGCTTGGCGCAACATGTTCCCGGGACGCGCGATACCGAAGGTTGCGATTGCGTGGGGCGACGGGCAGGACTACCGCGGGGTCGATAGCCCCTGGCTCGACTGGGGCGGCATCGACGCCTACCACCTGGGGGCGGGCGTGCTGTCGAGCCTGTATCCGGGGCTGATCTCGCAGATGCGCTCGGACCAGCGTTTAATCGTTCTTCCAGGCGGGGCCGACCCACCGGACTCCAACCGGCAAGACCCGGCGCCGTTCGTGGCCTACACGCAGAACAACCCGAAGGTGATCTGGTTCTGCCCGTTCCTGTGGGTGCCCTACGGGGGCCATGCCGGGATCAGGGACAACGGCCTTGCCCCGGCCTACCGCAGCGCCGGGAAGACGCTGCTAGGGCTCTGACGCCGTAGGGCGCTCCTGCGCGGCGATGCAGGCATCAATCTGTTCGTCGATCTGATTCGCTTCCTTGTTATCGAAGCGGGGAACGATGCGCTTGACGAACGCAGTCCAAGTCTCGTTACCGCAGTCTCGCAGCCACCGATACCGTTCCGCGTCCTTATGCCAATCAGACGAACGCACAGAATCCAGTTCTAGGCGAAGCGCGTCTCGCTCGGTCTCGGCACGCTCTTTCAATCGCCACGCATCCCGTCGCGCCTCATTGGCCGTTGAAATTGCCGCGTTCATGTCCGCGACCTGCCGCGCCAGACAGAGCGGACACATGCCGTCGGCGCAAGCTGTTTCGCGCTCGGCCAGATCGTGCGTGCAGTCAGTCATGTGGTTCTCCAGACAATAGGACCGGCCGTCACCGGAACTTCCCTCCGGCCTGCTTTGCTGCGCTCTGCTCTCGCTTATCGGGAACCCGTATCGTGGGCCAGACGCTTCCTACGTGTTTCTCCCGTTTGGTCGCCGTCTGCCGAGCCAAGCGCGGCGGCGAATCCCCGGCCGGTGCTGATTCAGGGACGGTCCTGTTGCGGTCGGACATACCGCCTTCCCCCAGACCCGCGTGTCGTCTGTTTACCCGGGCGCGCAACCCGCCAGACGACAAAAAGCCCGTAAGGTGGGTTGGTCTGGAAGCGATGCGCGTGGACATCGGCAAGATATGCACCTGTGCGAGCACACCCTGCTACCAACCCCCTTACGGGCCTAGCCTCACGCGAGCCGCTTCCAAACGGCACAACAGCGAGCACCTTACCACCCACAATTCGGGTTTTCAATCACTTCCGCAATGTCCGCTGCGGGAATGGCTATTCGCTTGTAATACTCGTCTTCAATGATGACAAACGCACCCTCGAATTTGAGAGTCTTGGTGTAGCTTCCTCCAGCACGTCCTTCGTGGGGAAACTTGCGCTCAGTGCCATCTTTCATCTTGACTAGTATGCTGCTCATCGCATCCTCTCAGCGCGGGTCGGCGGGGGCGGCGGGCGGGTCGGCCCGGTCGATTTCGTCCAGCACGTCCATGCTGGTCATAGATGCCGCTGACGACATTTCCGCATTGGACGTTCTGGCGATGACCTCGCGCAGCCGGTGCATGTAATCGAAGAATGGACTCTCGCCATGCACCTTCACCAGGCGCTGATGAATCCAGATCAACAGTTCTCGTTCGGTCATCTCTCGCTCCGTCGCTATTCGGGCGCGGCGATCAATTGGGTGGTCAGTTGTTCCCAGGCCCGCTCGACATCTTCCAGAAATACCTTGGCGAAGGTTTCGATGTTGGCGATCTCGTCGCGGGTCGGCGTGAACCGGCGCACGAAGAGGCGCCGCTTTTCCTCCTTGATACGTGGGTCGAATGCGATGAATTCGCACCACTTGCGCCCGGTGCAAGCCATCTGGGCGAGCATCTGCGGTTTGTGTTCCTCTGGCACCACGCCCGCCAGCAGCCATTCGACGTACTTGTTGGTGGTCGGGCACTTCACTTCGGCGTTGCCTTCGTCGCTGATGTGACCGTCAGGCGTGGCCCCGAAGTTGTCGATCATCGGGTGGTCGTAGAAGCCGCAGGGGTTGATCACGTTGCCGGTGGTGAACTGATAGACTTCCTTGGCCTCGGTTTCGTGATCCAAACCCCACTGCATCGCGTCGGAAACGTAATGGCGCACCGATAGCCCGGTCAGACGCTCGGCTAGCAGATCGCGGATCAGGTCCGAGCGGGCCTTGGCCGGGCGTCCGTCGCGCAGGATCGCCATCGCATCGCTCATCCGGCTCGCGGTGAGTTTGCCCGCGCGCTGGGCGAGCCAGGCCGCCATCTTGTCGGCTTCGAACGGATCGTGGCCGGCCAGCATGTCGTTGACCTTCATGCGACCTCCAGGGCGCGGTTGCAGACCTTGCGGATTTGGGCGCGGGCCTCGGCATCAGACAGGAAATCATCCTCGACCAGACCGTGGATGACCTTGAGCGTGGTCAGCGGGTCGCGCTGGCGGTTCAGTTCCGCTTGTTTCCTAGCAATTGCTTCTCCCTGCTCGCGTAAGGCCCGTTCCTTCAAGGCGAGGTCTTCCAGTGCCAGCCGGTCGCGTTCATCCCGTTGCGCCTTGGCTTGCTCGTCCGCACGGTCCCGTGCCTCACGGGCAATCCTTGCCTCCTCGTCCAACCGCTTGCGCTCGGCCGCGGCAGCGGCATCCAGCGCAGCCTTGGCGGTTCGTTCCTCGTCCTGTCGGCGTAGGGTCGCCTCGCGGTCGATCGCGTCCTGAGCGGCCTTCTGCGCGGCCAGTTCCTGTGCCTGTAGCCGCAGCCGTTCGGCCTCTAGCTCGTTGGCGATAGCCGCGGTGTGCATCTCGCGCAGCTTGGCGAGCGTTTCGTCGCGGGCCTGCACGCCAAGATAGGCAAGCTCCTGGTAGCCAGCCTCGTCCACCACGGTCGCGGTCAGGTCTTCAACCATCTTGGCGATGCTGATGGCAGTCTTGCCGATGGCCGTGGTGACGTAGCCGCGGATGCCGGCGATGCGGGCCTGGATCGCGGCCAGACGCTCGGTTTCCTTGCGCTCGCGCTCCTTCTTCTCGGCTTCCTTGCGTCCTTCCTCGGCCTTGATCTGGCTGTCGATAGGCGCTTCCAGCGCCAGTATCTCGGCGGTGATGGCCTTGGCTTCGGCGTCGATCAGGCGCGTACGTTCCAGCGCCGGGGCCTTGAGTTTCACCCGCATGGCCTCCAGCGACGTGCGCAGCGTCACGCACTCGCGCCGGTCCTTGCGCGCCTTCTCCATGCCGGCCCCGGTGGTCACGTCGTAGACGACGCTCCCAAGCCGGGACCGCAACTCGGCCAACCCGGAGACGGTGGCTGAGTATTCGGTGATCTGCGTGGTCATTGCGGGATGTCGCTGAAATCGTCGCCGGCCTGTCGCTTGGGCTGTGCGTCGGCCTTGACGGCTGCTGCTTTCATCTTTTCCAGTTGCGGACGCAGTTGGTTGCGAATGGCGTCGGAATAGCCGACCCAGGCCACGCGAAGCGCCTCGACACCGTTGTTGCTGGCGTCCCACAACTCCTGCTCGGCATTGGCGAGTGTGTTGGTCGATACCGATGCCGCTTGCTCGAAATCGTCGGCCCCATTGCCACTGACTTGCCGCGGCGGTGCCGCTTGCCGGTGCGCCCTAATCCGAATCCCTCCGACCAGTTCTTTGCCGAAGCTCACGTTCGGGTCGTCGTAGATGATGATCTTCTTGCCGATCCAATCGTCGGTTTCGTCCGAGCCTAGCGCTTTCTCGGCAAGCTGGATGTTGGTGCCGTTCATTACCATGCCCTTCGGGAACTCGCGGAAGTACATCACCCACTTATGCTCGGCGGGCTTTCCTTCCTGCGCCATGTTGACGCGCTCGAACGCCTTGATGGTGACGACCGTGCCATCTTCGCCCGCGTCATCCTTGGTCAAATATTTCGACTCGATCATGGTGGAAGTTTTCATGCTGGTTCTCCCTTGTCTCCAAACTGCGCTTGGTATTCCTGTTCGGTCAGCGGCTTGACGATACGGTCCTGTACGGGACGCATTTTGCCGTTACGCAAGACACGGTCGCACACGTGCAGAATCCGACCGAATGCGGTCCAGTCGTCAACATCGTGTGCGTCCTGTGCTAACTGGTCGATCTCCTGCAATGCTGCGAGCAATTTATTCCTATCCATTGCTGTGCTCCTGTTGGTCTTGCTGCTCTCGTGCGCCGAGATTGGCCGCATCACTGTCGTCATGGTCCGGGTCTTCCGGGTACTCGTCCTGTGGAACCGTGCTTTGTGCTGTTCCCATCTGGCGCAACAGTTGATTGGCAAACTCGACCATGTCCATCATTTCCTCCCTCCCTTCGTCCACTTCCTGTCGCTGCGCCACGTTGCGGCGTGGCTGCGGCGCACATGCTCGGCGTCGCGCTTGGCGCGGGCCTGAGCCTCGCGGCAGCGGGCGTCGCAGGCGGCGTTGATGCGGGTGATGGCGGCGCGAATGAGCGCGTCCAGATCGAACGGCTCGGGTTCCAATTGATCCCGGTAATCGTGCAGCCACGACAGATAATCGTGGCGCAGATCATTGCGCAATTCTTGGTCAAACTCTTTCATTTCGGCCTGCCCTTGCAATCGTAAACCCGATCCGAATAGGTAAACACGCCCGCCTTGTCGCAGTCCTTCGCGACCGAATAAGCGCCAAGGCTATACATCAATCCGCCGATACAGAAAAGCAAAATCATTACCGCTGCCGTGATAAAAACTGCGAATTCATTAGGCATCGTCGTCACTCCCTTGCGCCTCGCGCCCCTTGGGTTTAGGCCCGCGCGTGGGCGCAATGTAGCGCACCGCCGGCGCCGGATCGAGCCGGGAGCGCACCAGGTCGAGCGCATCCTGTTTTGTGATCCGCGTCACCCGCTGCTCGATCACCTTGCCGTCCAAGCGGATCTCGTACACCACCGGCAGCAGGCGTTGCAGCGTCGCGCGGCGGGTGATGGTGACGCGGGCGGGGTCGAGAGCTACCATTCGCCCCATCCCATGCGCTCGTCCAGTTCGCGGTGCGCCTCCTCGCGCTTGGCCCGCAATTGATCGCGCAACTCGCGTTCGCACTCCCTCGCGCCGCAGGTATCGGTGCGGTCGTAGTAGCGGTTCTGGATCACGCCCAGCGACTTGCCGCAGTTCCAGCAGAAGCGTTCCTTCGCGTCGGTGCTCATGCTAGCAACCCCGCGAGCGCGATGGTGACCAAGGCCAGCGCGAGGCCGACCGCGTAGCCCTGCCACGCCGGGCGATGGCCGGCGAAGTCGCTGCGACGCAAACCGGACTGCCGAACGAAGGTGAAATGTTCGGGCTGGTACGAGTTCAGGTATTCGCGTTCTCTCATTTGCGCTCCTTACGGTGAAAGATCAGCACGTCATCACCCAGCAATTGCCCGATCGTGTGTGGCTCGCTGATAAACTCGATCCGTGGCCCGAACTGCGCCTCGCCTTCGGCCTGCAATTGCTTGCGCCACGCCTCCGTCTCGTCGGCCATGCTCGGTGGCAGCGGGTGCCAGATGCGCGCCGGGTCGAGCCGGTTCGCAAGTTTGTGGAGGCGGTGCGCGAGCCACTTCATGGACCAAAGTATCGTCTGTGCATGTCTAACTTGTCCAATTGATTGTTGTTATTAATGTTACGTATGTCGATAACAAAAGCTAATTGGACAATTGGACATCGGTTCTATAGGATTGTTCGGCATGGACCTGTACGCAAGACTGATCGAACGCTTCGGAACCGGTCGCGCCGTAGCGCGCGTGCTTGGACTCCCTGAGCAGCGAGTCTACAAGTGGCGGGTGCGTGGCGTGCCGAAGAAGTATAACAAACAAGCCGAGCGCGCGTTGAACAGGAACGGGCAATGATTGTCGTCACCGCAGGGGTGTTGCGCAAGATATTTTCCGGCGAGCCGCTGACTCGGCACGTCGGGATTATTCCTGCCGGCGGGCGGCCCAAGGGCAGCAAGAATCTGGCGGCGCGAATCGACAAAGGTCAACGCCGACGGCAACTGCATCAGCCGCGTGACGAGGAAATGATCACGATGCACCATGACGGCAAGACGTTGGAGGAAATCGGGCAGCACTTCAACCTCACACGCGAGCGGGTGCGGCAGATTCTTGCATTGCATGGACTCACGCGCCTTGACGGCGGGAACTCGACCAAGATGTTTTTGTCGGCGCAAGATCGAATCCAGAAAGAAAAAGAGCTTCTGGCAAAACGAGAGGCGCGAATATGGAAACAAACGGGGATGACGCTTGATCAGTGGCAGGACCACGTTTCTATCTATGGCAATGATAGCGACAAGCGATCCCCGTTTCACAAGTTCAAGAACCAGAAAAACAGCGCACGTCACCGTCTCATCGAATGGCGATTGACTTTCAAGGAATGGTGGGAGCTTTGGCAGGAATCAGGGCATTGGCACGAACGCGGACCGGGCAAAAGCTATTGCATGGCCCGATACGGAGACAGTGGGGCCTACGCCGTCGAGAACGTTTATATCTGCACAGTGGGCGAGAACTTCTCCGACTCGTATATAGTCAAGCCGTGGCATGAACGCTGGCCTAGTGGCCATCCCGGTTCGCACGCACGAAAAGGTCGCGGCTGGACTTATATATCGAAGCTCAAGACCAATCCTTATCGGGCGCAATGCGCCAAAAAATATCTGGGTCAATTCCCGACTGCGGAGGCGGCACACGCTGCATACTTGGAAGCGCGTCGGCAACTCCTCGGCGGCAACGGCAAGGCGCGGGCATGAGCGAGCCGAAATTGCGCTGGTACGTCAAGAAATCGTGGCAAGCCGCCCCAGGAAGCTGGGCCGTGGAATGGCCGCGCAACGCGGAGTTGGTGGAGGAAAAGACGCTGCAATACTTAGACGACGACGGCCAATGGAAAGAATTACCACAGATCCAAGGTCCGAGGCCCGCTCACCCATGACCGCCCCGCGCTCCGCCGCGCCGCGAGCCTCCCAGTACGCGCTCGGGCGGCTACCGGCCGGACACATGAACCAGACCGAGGCGCACTATGCCGGCCACCTCGAATGGCGCAAGTCCTGCGGCGACGTGAAGTGGTATCGGTTCGAAGGGCTCAAGTTCCGGCTCGCCGACAACACGTTCTATACGCCCGACTTCGCGGTGATGCGTGGCGACGGCCAGATCGAGCTGCACGAGGTCAAGGGGTTCTGGCAGGACGACGCCAGGGCCAAGATCAAGATCGCCGCCGAGATGTACCCGTTTCTGTTCCTGGCCGTCACCGCGCAGGCGAAGAAGCACGGCGGGGGCTGGAAGGTGGAGCAGTTCTGAGGCCCCCTAGCGGCGGCGGCGATGGGACAAGATTCCGACAATTGGATTGCCGACTTGGCGCTGCGACATCTGCCGGGGCAACGGCGGCTGGTGGCACTGCTATACCTGCGCGCCGGAAGAAGGAGATGAAGCATGAATCCTGATGACGTGGTTGGCCACAAGACTTTCCATGATGGCAAGGGCGGATTTCGGCATGAACCGCTGACCCGCGCGGATGCTGACTCCATTATGGCGCGGGTCGAGGCAGCCATTGCAGAGCGTGCTGGCCGCTATCCGACCGCGGAGGACGCGGTTACGGCGGTCTGGGGCGCGGTCCAGCGGCTCAAGGAACTGGGCTGGAAGGACGCTCGCTACGCCCCGCCTAATGGCAAGATGGTGTCGGTGATCGAGGTCGGCTGCTCGGCAATCCTCGCGGCCTATTGCGATCCTGGCGCGGGCCTTGGCGACCGGTACTGGTGGCATCCGGCCGAAGGCGACCTGTGGCCATGCCATCCGATCCTGTACTTGGACGAGGCGTAGGACAAATCCTATTGCATCCGCGCGCGAGCCTTGCTATGATTGCCGTGCTGTCTGGAAACAGCACTTTTGGGACAGGCCCTAAACAGGGTCGGGAGCGGGGAAACCCGCCGGTGTCCGAAAGCATCGTTCCAGCCCACCCCTGTTTAGGGCTTTGTCATGGATCAATGGTACTGCAAGGTAAGCGGCGAAGCGGGGCCCCGAGTCCCGCACAAGACGTTAGCCAAGGCCTACACCGAAGCGCGGCGGTTGTTCGATCTTCACGGTCGGACCCGCCGCGTTTACGTTTTGGAGGTCATCGGCACCATCGAGCCGGAAGCAGACCAGCCCCAGACCATGGTGCGCGACAGCCGTACACCGGACGGACCAAGGGTCTGACCCCGCCGCGCGGAGGAGCAGGGTTGGTCTGTGGCGCCTTAGTCCACCGCCCCTACACTAACAAGCCGGGGGTTCGGGGCCAGCACGACGCGGCAGCCCCGACGAAACGGGTTAAGCACGTATGGCCTGCGTACCCGCCCCGCATACTGGGCGACCCGATAAGCGAGAGCAGCGTGCAGTCCAAAACAGTCACCGTTGGGGCCTTCCTGGTGAGGGCTTGTCTTTTCTCCGCTCTAAGGGAGGATTGAGTATGCACGATCCGTCGACGCAGGCATTTGTCATCCGCTATCCGTGGCCACACCGCTGGCAGCGCGACGAGAGCGACATCAGGCGCGGGCATCGTTATCACGACCCGTTCATCACCATCTGGCACGAAGACCCAGAAACGGACGGTACTGACGATTCCTGCGGCTGGTTCATGCGCGAGCGGCATGGCGATCCCGAAGTGCTGGCGAAGATCGTCAAACGGTTCGAGTTCGATTGGGACCGGGTGTTCGTAAGCGAGCAAGACGAAAAGATGTACCCGGTGGGACTATTCAAGCCCAATGGCGCGCCACGTCTTTCGCCGCAAGGAATCGTGCTAGACCTGTTCTTTTCCGCTGCCATCGAGGCGTTGGGCGGGCGCGAGCGGGCGGCGCGGTTCATGCAGCACAACCTGTTCGAGCTCTTGCGCTTTGCCGAGAATACGGTCGACAGCCTGTACGACAGCATCGTGCAGACCTTCGGTCCCGCCCGTGACCGCAAGCAGCGAATCGAGCAGTTCGCCGCCATCGTCTATGGCTGTATTCTGCGCGAGACCCGGCCCTGGTATCGGCATCCGCGCTGGCACGTCTGGCACTGGCGGCTACAGGTCCATCCGTGGCGGCACCTGCGCCGGTTCCTGCTGACCCGCTGTAGCGTCTGCGGCCGTGGCTTTGCCTACGGCGAGTGTCCGACGTCAGACTCATGGGACAGCCCGAGGCCGGGGTTTTTACGGGGCGAGCAAGGGCTGCGGCATTCGGACTGCGCCGTGCAGGCCAAGATGGTTGCGACCAAGCAATGACCGGCTGGCTGCCCTTTCGGAACCGAGCCGAAGCATGAGAAGGTTTGCCGAATGGTTGGGTTGGCTCGTGATGGCCGCTGGCGGTATTGCTTTGACCGCTTCGTTCTTGGCTCTGGCGATGGATTATGCATGGGGCAAGATTAAATTGTTGCGCGATTTGCGCTGGTTGCAAAGGGCTTGTTCGGCTTATCAGAAGATCGAGCCGAAAAAGGATGGCGATTGAGCAAGGGAGGACGAGCTATGTCGGATCATTGCAACACCATGAGTCAGGCCCAAAGGGATATGGCCGACTGTACGGCCGCCTTTTGTGGGCGGTGCAAGCGGGTGCGACTGGTATCGGTAACCAGCGCCATCGACGCCAAGGCCAAGCGCGAGTTCGGGCAATTGGCGGCTGAGGGGTGTGATATTCGCCACATGACGGCTACCGAAGTGCGTAAGCAAGCCTTCGGCTGTATGTGCGAATGAGCAAGCGCGCCCGCATGGTTGCCGCCCTGACCGCCCTCGCCCGCCCGGTCTACGCCCGCGAGGCCGCGGCGCACCTGCACTGGCACCCCGAGGTCGCCCGCGAGGTTTTGCGGTCGATGGCTCGGGACGGCAAGTGCCGGGGCTGGCTGGATGCGACCGGGCACTGGCTGTTCGCCGCCAATGAGGGCAGCGCGGCCCCGGCTCCTGTGCCGGTCAAGCCCCCCGGTCCTAGGCGGGTCCGCAAGCCGAACATCGACCCCCCAAGCTCGTCCGCGGGCTGTTTCCGAACGGACCCCTGTTTGCTCCAACAACGATGGAAAACCGCCCGCCGACCCGACGAACCGGACTGGCTGTGGCAAGTGAGGTGAAAATGGCTCAGGAAACGAACGCTAGACAGTCCCAGGTCGCCGAGGCGAGGGGTTTGCACCTCGAATCTGCGCCCAAGCTATATCGCAGTGGGCTCGCCCGCGCTTTTGCCGGAAAGTCCTCGCCTCGCGCGGCTATCAAGGCCAAGTGCCTCGACTGCTGCCACTGGGATCGGGCGGAGGTGGTGGCCTGCACGGTCGTCCTGTGCCCGCTGCACGCCTACCGCCCGTACCAGACTAGCGGTTAGTCCGACCATCGGCGCTTTAGCGTCCCCAGTACCACGCGCACGCCAGCGCGAGCTCCAGTGCGAGCGTGATCAGGACAATGGCGGTGAGGGTCATTGCCCGGTCGCCTTGGCGATAGCTGACCTGATTCGCATGGCGAGATCGGTTGCCGACTCGGCGCGGGCGTTGTAACCGGCTTCCTCGGCATCCTGTGCCAATACGTCAATTGCCTCCTGCGACTCTTGCAACAGCGCAATCAACGAGTCTTTCACCGGATCAACCAACACGGTTCTCGGGTTGGGTGATCCATCCCATTTGCCGCTGTCGCGCAACATGCGCTTCCATTCGTCGTTAGTCATGATCGTTTCCCTTTAGTCAGCGGGAGGAGTAACCTAGTCTAACCCGCGCCGCTCCTCCCTTGCGGCGCCGGCTGGGTCGCCCGCTCACTCCCCGGTGGCGCGGCGGCCCTGTTTTTCAGTGGTCATCCCGTTGGATCAGCATGGCTTGATCTATGGCCGCGTCCAAGGTGTCGATGCCGGTGATTGGACTGTCGTGATACCAGCGGCGGACCTTGGGTGCCATTAGCGTGCCGATGGTGAACGGACCACGGTCGGTGTAGGTCATGTTGTTGCGCAGCCAGCGATAGCGGATGCCGTCTCGATCCTGCAATTTAGCCAATTTGTCAACCGGTTGATCCTGCGGATTTGGCGATTTGTCAACCATAGCTGCGCGCAAGATAAAGAGTGCTGGCTGTACGTCGCCCATTTCCAGCATGCCAATGGCGGTAACGATTGCAACGTGCAGATCAGCCATGGTTGTACGCTCGCAAACCATCGCGCAACGCCATGCGCACGGTTTCTCCGGTTAGCGCTTCGTCGTTGGCAAGCGTCTCGACATAGCTCATGAACTGTTGGAATTCGTTGCCGGTGTCGTTCCATAGGAGTTTTGCTGCTTCTAGTTCGTTGCGCAGCATGATGATGGCGTCGGCTGCTTCGCTGAGCATGCGCGATTCTTCGATGTAGGCAGCGCCCGCCTGCAGGTCGCCAGCATCGCGCTTGTCCTCGCCGCGAGCCAAGTGCCAACGCGCTGAGATACGCAACCGCTCTTCTGGCGTCGGCTTCATGGCGTTAAATCCCTGTCTATCTCACGCTTGGCGTCGTCAAGCGTTTGCGCCCGCGCGATCAAACGCCCTTCGTCGCATTGGATCATGAACATGTGGCTTTTCACGTTCCAGCGTATCCAATAACCCCGGTATTTCATGGTGTACTCCTGGCTTTTGAGCGGATTCGATCCGCTAGGGAACATCGTCATTTTCCTGCCTGTTTCTGATTCCACTCGTGCGCGAGCAGTACCTCGAGCCAGTGCGGGATCGGCCGCGTCCCCCGCTCCCAGTGCTGCACGGCGCGCAGCGTCACCCCCACATGCGCGGCCAGGCGCGTGAGCGTCCAGCCGGCCGCGGTGCGGGCCGCGTGCAGTTCGGCGGGGGTCATAGAGTGCCGTTAGGTGGACCAAATACGGTATGCCCCGCGTCGCCAATCCGCCACGGCCCTGGTGTGTGTGTCGTCATCATCATCCCCGGTTAGCATCGGCGCTTTACCCTTGCCGATGATTGTAGTATGAACCTAGTTCACTATCCTGTCAAAGACTGATTAATCATATGGAACCATGTTCGCTATAACCTTTCGGCAGTAGCAGGCCCAAAACGTACACGCGGAGAATGGCTTGCATCCTAGCTATCCAGGTTAGTGAGCACTAACTATCACGGAGAGCGCCTATCCACGCGGCCCGTTTTTCCTCGGTGGAGCTAAAACCTGTCAAGCGAGTTATCCACAGGAAATCAACGCTACGCCAGCGGTGCATTACCGCATCCGCACAAAGCGGAGATTAGCCAACAGCAAGCATAGCGAAGTGAGCAATCACTAACATTGCCGCAGCGCACAATCCAAATGACCGGCGGTCAGTTAAAAACTCGTGCTACATTGATTTGCCGTTTCGCGCGAAGACTGACTTCGCGTAGCGAGCGCCCTCATCAGCAACCGTAGCCATGCCCACCGCAACCCGCACGGCGCCATCAGGTTCGGTTATGCCCGAAGAGGATCGCGAGCTGAACCGCCAGCAGCAGGAGCGCGACGACCAAGAGGAGTACCTGCCCTGGGATGAGGGACAGCATGAGCCAGGGAGCCCACCGGACTAGCTCACGCCATGAGCCAGCGATGAGCGAACCGAACGGACAGACCAAGGTTGCTTCCCTCCCATCGCTGCAGATTATCGACAGTCCGCTTGCGATAGCTTCCGCTTATGACAGTCGGATCAGCCCGAAGTGGGAGCCCAGTGGGTAATCGGGTCCGCGACCGAAGTAGACATAATCCCCGTTACGCGACAGTACCGATCAAGCCGGGCCGCAAGTGGGAGCGGGGTGGGAAACGGGGCGATGTGAGCGCTCGCTGACCTGTCCTCCGGGACCCATCCGGGGCCGGACGGGTGGGTTGAAAGTGAAGCTCCCCCTCCCGCCGAAATGCGAGCAATTTCAGCGTTTTGACTTCCCGGCTCCCGTGTTAGGCTTGGGTGGTCCCGCTGCGGGCTTTTGGTGATAGCCTTGCTTGATGACTCCCTATTGGTTCGATGATCGGTTGACGCTGTATTGCGCTGATGCGATAGACCTGCTTCCGGAGTTTCGCGCAGACGCGATCATTACCGACCCCCCTTATGGAGAAACGAGTCTTGATTGGGACCGTTGGCCTGATGGCTGGCCTGGAGTAGCCGCAAAGGTATCGTCGTCGATGTGGTGCTTCGGTTCGCTGCGGATGTTCATGGACAGGGCGGCCGAGTTCTCGACATGGAAGATGAGTCAGGATGTGATTTGGGAGAAGCACAACGGGACGAATCCATTCAACGACCGATTCCGTCGCGTGCATGAAATCATCGTCCACTTTTACCGCGGCGATTGGGCCAAGGTTACCAAGACCCCGCAGTTCACCAATGACGCCACGGCGCGCACCGTTCGGCGCAAAGCCCGCCCCCCGCAATGGGGCGACATTGGCGCGTCATCTTACGTCAGCGATGACGGCGGTCCCCGGCTCATGCGAAGTGTCATCTATGCCCGCAGTTGCCACGGGATGGCGATCCACCCGACGCAGAAGCCGGAGGAGATCATCCGCCCGCTGCTCGAATACAGCGTTCCCAATGGCGGCACGGTCCTTGATTGCTTTGCTGGAAGCGGGGTAGTTTTGCTTGTCGCCCGCAAAACCGGACGCCGTGCCATCGGCATCGAAAAGAGCGAGCAACGCTGCGCCGCGATCGTCGAACAGCTCGCGCAGGACGAATTGCTGGTTGGCTGATGGCTGTTGACACGGAACTGTTGGCGAGGATTTCGGCTGATCGTGCCTTGGCCTCGGTGCTGCTGTTCGGGCATCGGCATCCGCAGGAGGAGGCGCCGATGCACATCGAGATCATGGATTTGCTGCGTGCTGCGGATGAGTTCGTGGTGATCGAGGCGTTTCGGGAGGCGGGGAAGACCACCAAGGCGGAGGAGCACCTGATTCTGGGGGGCTGCTTTGGGAATTACCACTATGGGCTGATCATCGGTGAGACCTACGAGAAGG